GTCTCCATGCGGACACCCTCGACCAACTGGCTGGCCTGACCGAGGTTGTTGTACCTCATGAAGTTGATCGTCAGACCGGGCTGCACGCCGAGTTCGGTCTTCTTGACCGCGAACTGCTCGAAGCGGAGGATGGGCATCGCCTGAAACAGGATCTCCTTGGACCAGATGGTCTGGATCGCCTGCGACAACTGCGAGTTCGCACCCGAGTAGTTGGTCGGGCTGCCGCTGAGGGCGCTGGTTCCCGTGATTGCATTCGCCATGGGCTTCTCTTTCGGTTATGCGGACGGGCCTAGTGCCCCGCGACTGTGGGTTGTTGAAAGTTTCGGTTCGGGTCAGCCGAAGAGGCCTCGGCTGGCCGACTCCCGCGCCGTGCCCAACTGGCCACGGAGACGGGCGTAGTCCGTCATGGACATGTTCCGGATGTCAGCCGCGCTGAGGTTGCGCGTCTGACCCGTCTGGCTGAGCGGGTCGTTGCCAGCCGCGTAGCCGCCGGTGGGGGCGACTCCGCGCGGGGCGGGCACGGGGGCCTGCTGCTGCTGCTGCTGGAGAACCTGCTGCATGTTGCTGACGAGGGACTCGGTCGTCGCGGCGAGCGTCGCGATGCTGGCCTCGACCTCTTCGGGCGTGTTGCCCGACACGAGGTGTGCCAGTTCCGGCGCGATGCGACCGTTGTCGAGGGCGTCCTTGACCTTCGTCTGGGTGATCTCCCGGAGGGAGTTGAACTGGGCCTCCTTCTCGCGAAGGGCCCGCTCCTCGTCACGCTCACGCTGGATCTGGGCGATCCGCTCCTCGAACTCGGCCCGGGTCTGGGCGACGAGATCCTTGGCGGTCGACTCCTCGAACTGCTTGCGCGCTGCCTCCTCTGCATCCGCCCGAGCCTGCGCAGCGGCGGCGTCGATCTCGGCCTGCTTGGCAGCAGTGAGGTCGGACACCTGCGACTTCAGGTTCTCGATCTGCGGGTACAACTTGTCCTTCTCCTCCTTGCGCACCGACGCGAGAAGCGCGGCGACGGCGGGAGACTTCAGGAAGGCCTCCTCGTCGAAACCCTGCGGCTGGGCCGGGGGCGTCGCGGGGACGTTGACCGTGATGGTGGGCTCCGTGGGCGTCGGGACCTCGGTCTCCATCCGCATGTCACCGGAGATGCTCCGATGGAAGGCGATGAGGTTCTCGATGGCACCCGGGGCCCGAAGGTCCATGGCGGCGAGGCGGGCGAGGTTCTTGCTCATGTCACGACTCCTGTGTTCAGCCAGTTCTACGAATGGGGCTCGATTGGCGGGGCGAAAGTTTCAACGTCTTTATGCTTGCACGCACTGAACCGCATTTTGTAATCTGGTTAGTTCGAGTCGGTTGGCAGGCGGCGCATGCCGGAGCGGGTGCCGTACGCCTGCGTCACGAGGTCGGCCAGCGCCTGCTGCTGCCCCTCGGCCGTGACGGCCTCCATCTGGTTCAGCGGGTTCGGCGCGGCAGCCATGGGGCTGGGCGCGGGGTTGTCCCCCGAGGCACTGTCCCCGCCCGGGCTGGGCTCGGGGGGTAGGGGCTCCATCGCGCCGTCCGGGCCGACGATCTGGCCGGTGGCGGCGGTGATGGCCGAGGCGAACTGGGCCTTGAGGAGGGTGAGGGCAGCCTCGTACTTGGCGTCCTCGATCATCTCCTCGAAGATCTCCTGCTGCTTCTCGTCGGGGAAGGCGTTGCCGAGTTCGCGCAGCGCGCCCTGCTTGGACTCCAGCCCCATCATGATCTTCATCTGCATCTCCTGCAGTTTGAGCATGGCGTCGACGGGCAGCGGCGGGGCCCACTCGATGTTGTGCTCGAAGACGAGGGGGTCGCGGGGGTCGATGATCTCCGGCTGGCCCTCCTTGATGAGGCCGTCGGTCTGCGGGTTGTACTGCAGGGTCTCCGGCTCATGGATGAAGAGGGTCTCCAGCGCGAGGCGGTTGATCTTCTTCATCAGCGCGCCGTAGGTCAACTTCTTGTGGTTCCAGCGCTGCATCATCGGCTGGAACATGATCGCGAGAGCGACACCGGCAGTGTTGGAGATCGGCTGCATCTGGCCGAGGGCGCTCTCGGGCACCCCGGTCATCTCGTGCATGGCGCGCTTCAGGGTGTCGAGGAAGCCCATCGAGCCCGCGAGGTCTCCCATGCCTTCGAGGTTGTGCACCTCGGCGTCCTTGGGCAGACCGCCCCAGACCTTGTTCGCACCCTTCTCCAGCGAGCCGGGCTTCGCGCCCTTGATGATCGTGACCGGGGCGGCGTGGTAGTTGATGATGTCGGAGATGTCCGACGCCTTCTCGTTGAACTCGCGGTTGAGCCCGATGATGTCGCCGATGTCCGACAGGCCCCACGGGGATCCGGAGACGCGGAAGTTCGGGCAGAAGGCGATGGGGATCTGCCCGAGAGGGTTGGGGCGCGAGTCGATCAACTCGTCGTTGAGGTACTCCTCGATGACGTCGTCGGTCAGCACCTCGGTGTAGGTGAAGACGGCTCGCGTGCCATCGGCGGTCGTAGACCAGAAGCGGTACTTCAACTTGAAGCGGACGAGCCGCTCGCGGTCGTGCGGGTGCCACTCGGGGAAGCAGAACGAGGGGTTGAGGATGAGGATGCGGACCCGGCCGGGATGAACCTGCCCGGCGGAGTCGACCCACTCGTCCTCGTAGGCGACCTTGACGAAGACATCGCCGTTGACCGACCCGGTCTGGCCCATCTCCAGCAGGAGCGCCATCTTGTCGTTGTCGGTCTCCCAGATGCGCTTGTAGAGCGCCGGGATGATGTGCTGGTACTGCTTGGCGGTCGTGAACTCCACACCGCGCGCGAAGCAGAAGTTGGTCGTGTAGTCCGAGAAGGCCCGGACGTAGTTGAAGGTCAGGTTGTTGTCACCGGCGGGCTTGGCCACGCTGTAGTGGTGGCCGAGGTACCACGCCCAGTTGGTCGCGTAGCGGTTGAGCCGTGGCCCGTGGACCTCGAACTCCTCGTCCGCCAGTTCGACGAGGCCGAGCGGCGACACCGAGATGGCGAGGTCGGCACCGGAAGCCCGCGCACTGGGGGCCGCGAACGAGATTGCCGACATTCGTACTCCGTCTCTGACAAGCGAGTCATCGCGTCCGATTGACGCTCTTCGAGTCTACTTTTGGGCCAAGGCCGTCTGTTAGCGCAGCGGACGGACCGAGGAGGGCTGCAGCGAACGTGCTTCCTTCCCGGCGGCGTACCGGGTGGGGTGCCCGTCCGAGCGGGTGATCGTCTCCCCCGTCGGGAGCACCTCGTGCACGGCGTACATTCGCTTGCCCTCGATGAGCGGCGCGGTGGAACTGCTCACGACGAAGCAGTCGTTGATGACCTTCCGGGACAGGACGACCCCCGAACTCGCGGGGAGGTCGGGGGTCGCTTCCTTCGGCGCGTTGAGCGCTACCCGGCGACGGTCGTGGAAGTCGACCATCGCGGGGGCTCAGTCCGTGACGACGGCCGGGGAGCGGCGGGCGTAGTGGCCACCCGAGCGGATGTCCTGCTCGTAGCGGAGCGCGGCGATCTCGGTGTTGGTGCCGTGGGCGAACTCACCGAGGTACTGCGGGGACTCGACCCACGCAGCGGAGCCGACGTGGGCCCGCTCCTTCATGGTCTCCTCGGGGTACTTCTCGAAGACGTTGGCGTTGTGGTTCGGCCGACCCGGGGCGGTGAGGTAGCCCTGCATCGCACCCTTGGTGAACTCGTTGGGCACGTCGGTGTCGGTACCGATGCCCTCCTCGAAGCGAAGGGGACCACGGTTGCCGGGGATGGCCGGTGCGATCTTCGCCTCGTAGACGGTGCCGACGCGCTCCGGGAAGCCCGGGGTGGGCGCAAGGTTGTTCGACATGTGGCGTCCTTTGCTTGAAGAGATGTCTTACTTATGGTATGGAAACCGGTCTGCTTTGTGTTAGCCGATGACGAAGCGGTTCCGGCGAGCCCCGAGAACGCGAAGGCTGAAGTCGTCGACGCCCTCGTCCTCGACACCGAGGATCAACTTCCAGAGGCGGAAGGCCTCCTTGGTGGCGGCGTTCGCCAGCCCGGTGACGGCCCTGCCCGGCAGAATGCCCACGTGAAGCAGTTCGTGCTGGACGGCAAGCAGCGCACGGCTGAAGCCCTTGGGCTCAAGCCCGAACGACTCCGGGTCGATGGTGAGGGTGGCCTCGTCAGGCACGAACCCGAGCACGACCTTCTCGTCCTCGTCGGGCTCCTCGTAGTGGGCGAAGTCGTTGAGCCGACGCAGTTCGCTCTCCTCCATGCCGTTGCGCAGAGCGATCTCGCGCAGCGTCTCGTCGAGCGCGGCGGTGTGGGTGGCGGGCCCCTCAAGGGCCTTGTCCTTTGTCGTCATGGTGTTCTCCTTGGATGCTGTTCGTGAGGTCACGCGGCGAGGCTTGCCATCGCCTTGAAGACGGCGAGTGTCGAGGACAGGTATGTCCAGACAACCGTTCCATCTGTGATGCTTCCGTTGATAGCGCCGACCACGGGCTCCGTGGATCCGGAGGTGCCTGCAGTCGTGACCGCGAGGACGCGTCCGGCCGCTGTGCGGACCTGCTGACCGACGGTGTACGCCGTCGAGGCAGTCCACGAGCCGTTGTAGCCACCACCCGCCTGCGTGCACATCCAGCCGGGCGTACCGGCTGCGGTGGGTGCGCTGTTGTCGATGATGTCGCCGCTCACGAAGAGCCCCGAGGTCGGGACGACGGAGCAGGTGTAGCGGGAGGCGTCTCCGGCCGAGCCGGTCCTGACGGGGCGCGTGGTGGGGAAGTTGAGGGTCGCCTTCCCGTCGCCGTCGTTGTTGGACCACTCCTTGACGTCGATGGTGCCCGCAGGCAGCCCGAAGGCGCGGGACGAGAACCCCTTGCCCGAGCAGTTCCGCTGACGGTAGGTGGCCGTCTCACCCGCGATGAACTGGATGCCGAAGTCCATGAAGCCGTTGTCGGCGATGACGTGGACGTTCTCCAGCGTGATGTTCTTGCCGTCGCTGATGGACACACCCTGCTTCGAGCCGCCGACGTTTGAGTTGCCGGGGTTGTAGATCCGCGCGTCCTGCACGATGACCCGAGCCGTCGCGGCCCCGGTCTGGGTGCCGATCCGGATCCCCGCGTAGCCGCTGCCCCGGGAAGCGATCCCGGCGAAGACGCTGTCCTGCGCGTCGATGATCGTCAGCGTCTCCCGGAGGGAGAGGACGCCTGCGATGCCCTCCACGGTCGCACCGACCACCGAGGAGAAGTAGCCGATCCGGTTGCAGTTGTACCCGCTCACTCCCGAGACCGTCACACCGTAGAACTTCCACGAGTTGGTCAGGTCGGTGTCCGTGTTGGAGAGCACGAGGACGGTGTCACCGATGTTCGTCCCGTTGATGTTCGTGAAGGACGAGCCGTACTGGTGGGCACCATTGCTCGCGTGGATCTGGAGTTTGCAGAGGTTGAGGTTGACGTCCGACCCAGCGATGTTCGACACGGTCAGGCCGTTGCCGTTCTGGAGGTAGGCACCGTGCTGGCCGGGGATGTTGCTGAACCGGCAGTTGTCCATGCTGAGCCGGGCCGAGTCGCCCGAGTTGATGAACCCGATGGAGGTGCCTTGCACGCGCAGGCCGGTGACGGTCATGTCCGGCGAAGCGAGGTTGACGTAGACGCCCATGCATCCAGCGTCACCGGCAGGGATGGTCACCCCGGCGAGCCCGTGCGGCCCGACGATGTCGACGTTGTTCAGCGTCAGGTAGGGGGTGTTGTTGACGTAGATGCCCGTCTGCCCCATGCCGTAGACGCGCAGCCCGTCGACCAGTGTCCGCTCCGTCGAAACGCTGGCGGCGTCAACCTTCAGACCAATCGACGTCGGCGTGAAGGAGCCGGTCCGCGCCACGAAGTCCGTGGAGAGTCCGGTGATCTGACCGCCGAGGACCCGGCAGCCGGATCCGGCCTTGAGGACCGTGATGTTGGCGACGTTCTGCTTCAGGACGGCCCCGTACATCGTGAGGGTGGCCTTGTCGGGGAGGGTCAGCATCGAGGAGATGAGGTAGGTGCCCTTGGGGATGACGATGCGACCGCCGACCCCGGCTGCGGTGAAGGCGGCTGCGATGGCTGCGGAGTCGTCGGCGACACCATCTCCCTTGGCCCCGTAACTCTTGGCGTTCACGACGGGCGTGGTGGCTCGGCCGGGGATCGGCGAGGCCACGGTGGCGTTGGCAGAACTGCCGTCGGACCACGGAGCGACCGTGAAGGAGCCCTTGGTGTCGCAGCCGATGAACCGTCCGCTCGAACCGGAGCGGGTGAGGAACCCGTAGGCGGGCTTGTTCGTGAGCGAGCCGCCGTCGCTGACGAGCCCCACCACGGTGGTGTTGGTGCCCCAGTTGTCGAAGTTGACGTAGGCACCACTGGTGGTCTGGCTGTTGGCCTGCATGAGGCCACCGATCACGGTGGTGTTGTCGGCGATGTTGACTTGGAAGCCGACCCGGCCGTTCTCCTTGGACGTTGGGTTGGTGAGGGTGCAGTCGGAAGCGTTGATCTGGAAGCCGTACCACACGTTGGCGCGGGCGGTGACCGAGTCGAGTTGCACACCGGTCGTGTTGATCATGAACCCGTGCAGTGCGTTCGCGGACGCGAGCACGTCGGAGATCTTCGCCTTGATGGTGCCGGTCGGGCCGACGACGTAGACGCCGGACGAAGTGGTCGACCCAACCGCTCGGCAGCCCACGATGGATACCGAGACGGAGGAGGTGGAGGCCGTGGCGACCTGCACGTTCGGGCCCTTGTTCCCGGAGAACATCACGCCGGAGATCAGGCAGTCGACCACGGCCCCTCCGGCGTTGGGCTCGACGTCGATGCCAGCGGACGGTGCGGTGCTTGCGGTCAGGCCGGTGTTCTTGTAGACGCCACCCAGCACACGCGGCCGGGTCGCGGAGATGATGGACATGCCCTGTCGGCGGTTGTCATCGGCGATGACGTCGATGACGGAGACGTCGGACGGGTTGCCCTGAACGGCGATGCCGTCGCCCCACGCCTTCGTCACGGTGACGCCACGCACGCGCAGACGGTCCGACCCGCCGTTCGCCACGATGAGGTGGCCCCACTCGCCGGTGGTGCCGGTGTGGGTGCCGACGTCGCCCTCGATGGTGCCACCTTCGATGACGCAGTCGGGTGCGGTGACCTCGATGGCCGTGTAGGCGTCGGCGCTGTTCGCCTGCACCTTGATCTTGGTGCCTTGGTCGAGCAGCAGCCGCGTGCCGGGCTGGTTGAGTTTGATGCCGACGGTGGCGTCGATCAGGTACGTCCGGGCCGGGAGGAAGACGGTGCGCCCAGCCGCGTCGTCGATGGCGGCTTGGATGGCGTCTGTGTCGAGGGCCACGCCGTCCCCGACTGCGGCGTAGTCGAGCACGCTGACGACGAGGTCGCTCTGCTCGACCCCGTAGGGCAGGTCCACCCACGCCGTCTCGCCGTCGCCGAACTTCAGCCGCCGGGTGTCGGTCTCGTAGCCGAGTTCGCCGTCACCCAGCACCGGGTTCAGTTGCGCCCACTTGGCGAGGGTGGCTCGTCGGTTGCGGAAGCGGATGGTGGTGGTCACGCGGATCCCCCGTCGTAGTAGGCAATGTTCACGGGGGCGTCGGGCTGCAGGTCGAGGAGGTTGACCTGCGGCGTGTCCTTGTTGAGGGTGCACGCGAAGCGCTCGACGAGCCGGTAGTTGACGATGAGCGACACCTCGTACTGGAACGGGGTCGGGCTCAGCACCGTGGCGTCCGACGCCGGGATGCTCAGGGTGGCGATGCCGTCCTGCCCGATGGAGGCGCTCCACTTCGGAGCCTGCATGCGGGTGTTCGTCGGCTCGTGGATGAGGTAGTCCACGAGGGGCTGGAACTGCAGGAAGCCCCGGGCGCGGCCACCGCTGGCGGACTGGGTCTGCGAGGTGACCGTGACGATGTCAACGTCCCCCGGGATCTTCCACGGCACGATGCCGCTGTTGTCGAACGCGGTCGGCGGCTTCTGGGCCGTCCAACCGACGGTTCCCCACTCGTCTGCCATCAGAGCACCCCGTGCTTTCGGTTCTCGAATGCAGCCTCGGCTCGCTCGGCCCCGGAGGTTCCCCGGCGCATGAACTGCATGCTCTGCATGTGGTCGGGCAGCAGCGCTACCTTCTGGTCTTGGAACTCACCGGTGCGGTGCAGGGCCCCGTTCTGTCCCCGCGTCTCGGTGGCCAGCGCCCGGCGCGCGAGCGGCGTGAACATCTCGGCGTGCTTCTGGTAGGCGGCGTCCTCACCGTGGCGGTCGATGGCCCGCCCGGATCCGAGGTGGCCGAAGACGTCGTGCACGGCGCGGAACATGTCGTTCTCGTCGTCGCTGAAGAAGGGATGCCCGCCGGTAGTCTTCGTCGACAGGACGTCGATGTGCCGGTTCTGGGTGACGTCGTTGCGGAAGCGGCGGAAGATCTCGTTCTCGCCGCCCTCCTGATACGGGTCGTCGGAGGTGACGTTGACGCTCATCCCGAGCCCGCCCTTGTGCTCCGGCCGGGTCATGAAGTCGAACTGTCGACCGACCTCCTCCCGCATCGCGCGGTAGGCCGGGAGCGCGCCCCGGTCGAAGTGCGGCAGGCGCAGGTAGGCGTCACCCACCTTGTCCGATTGGGAGTGCGAGACGGCGACGTTGCCGAAGTTGGTCGGCTCCCGGGGGACGAGCAGGCCCGCCTCGCGCGAATAGCGTCGGGCGGCGTCAGCGACTGAGGGGTCCGGGCTGGACCCGATCTGCATCGTCATGGGGCACTCCTAGAACTTGAACCGTTTCTAGGGTATGGGTTCAGCCGATCCGCTTGTCAGCCCCGGAACCACGAAGCGTTGGACACCTCGACGGTGGGCATCGTCAGATCCGTGGTGAGGCTGCACGCGATGGCGAGGCTGTCCGGGTAGTCGTCGTGCGCGTCGCGCTCGTTGGGTGCGGCCCCGAGGACGTGAGGGCCCTCGAAGTGCTTCTCAAGGTCGGCCATCTGCTGGATGAAGCGCTGGAAGACCTTCAGTCGCCGGGTCTTGGCGTGCGCGGGCCAGCCGATCTTGCCCCGGTCGATCAACTCCGACAGGTGCTTCCAGCGCTTGGACTGCTCGGGCCGCGAGGAGGAGACGTCGACGATCTCCACGTGCGGCATGAGCACGCGCAGGCGGCTGGCCACGACGTCGCCCACACCGCCGTTGTCGATGCCGATGGCGTGCACTCGGTAGTTGGCGAGGAACTCGGTGATCCGGAAGTACTGCTCCTCCCAGTTCATGCCCCCGAGGTCGAGCCACGCGAGGATGCGGTGCTCGTAGTAGCCGTACTCGTCCGGATGATCCCAGTCCACCCAGACGACCGTGACGATGGTGGAGTCCACCTTGCGGGCCGGGTCGATGCCGACCAGCACCGGGGTGGCGTTGTAGGCCGGGACGATCTCCATGCCCTTGTCCCCGAGGTCGTCGAGCCGCTCGGAGGTGACGAACATCCCTCGGTCGAGCAGCCACATCAGGCGGTAGGCCAACTTGAACTCGTCGGAGTCCTCGCCGATGCGGAGCATCTCCTTCAGCACGAACTTCTTGTAGTTCTCGCTCGTCTTGGCGACGGCCCGCCAGTCGGCCTCGAAGTGGTTCTGCCGGGCCCCGCGACGCGTCTGCTGGCGCTTGTTCATCTGGATCGTCTTGTAGAAGACGCCCTTGGTGTAGGTCGGGGTGCCGGTGAAGATCATCGTCGCGTTGGTCGAGGCACCCATGGGGCCGATGGACTTGTTGACCATGACCTCGTCCGCGCCCTGACACTCGTCGATGAGCATCAGGTGGTAGGTGCGGCCTTCGATGGTGGCGCGGGGGTGGGCGGTCTGCTTGCGCACGAGGGAGCCGCACCGCTTCAGGTGGAACTCCTTCGCCTTGGCCACGACCGTCTCGTCGATGTCGGGGTCGGCGAGGATGTCCTGCGCCCGCTCGGACTGCAGGTTGCGCGTGATGCGGGTGTAGAGCGTGTCGGCCTGATCGTCGACCGGCGCGAAGGCACCCACCCAGACACCCTCCGCGAAGCGACCGAGCAGGTCGGGGAAGATCTTGGCGAGGCGCGGGAACATGATCATGACGGCCGCGATGACGTTGGCCACGGTCTCGGACTTACCGGACTGCCGAGCGAAGAGGGCGGTGAGGGTCGCGCCGTCGTTGATGATCAGCGATTCGAGGATCCGGCGGGCGAAGGGCACCTGATACGGGCGCAGCGGGTGGCCGGACAGTTCGTCGACGATCAGCATCATCTTGTCGATGAGCATGTCGACGGTCTCCTGCGAGATGGAGTTGAGCGACTCCTCCAGCATGAGGCGAGCGGAGCGTTCGGCTTCGGTCTCGTCGCCGTACTCGTTCTCGTCAATCGCCTCAGACATGCTGATTTCCGCCCTATCCCACAAAGAAGTTCTGCATCGTGTTCAAGGGTAGACAGAAGGCCTCCGCCTGTTGTAAGGCGAAGGCCCTCCGGGGAAGCGGTGGTGGTTACTTCAGGGCGATCTTGCGCACGTCTCGCGCCTCGCGCAACTGGTAGAGACGCTGGCGGGTCACGTTGAAGTCGCGGGCGATGTCGGCCTGCGGGCGGTCGGTGTCGCGCCACAGCGCCTCGATGATGGCGTCACGCTGCTCGGTTGCCGAGCAGCCGAAGTCCCACGCGTCGAACGGGTCGCAGAACAGCCCGTACTTGCGCGCCACGCTGACGCCGATGAGGCGACTGCACCCTGCACAGCGCACCTCGAAGAGGAACTGCTCAGGCACGGTCGACATCGTCTGCCTCCGGCAGGGTCGGGCGGATCTGCTGGGCGACGACCTCCGGGACGAGGATGCCTCGGCCCCACGTGCTGATCGAGGGCACCCACTCGCGGATGTCGTAGTATGTCTCGCCGTCGACGTCCACCTTGGAGACGCGCACCGTGAGGTCGTGCCTGCGGGGGAACTCGGCGATCACCTTGGCCGTGTATGGGCCAAGCGGCTGGGAGTCGGTCTCGGTGCTCATGGCATGACAATACCAGCGAACGGACTGCTTGACAACGTCAGCGGCGGTCCAGCAGGGTCTCCATCGCGGCGCACAGGATCAGCGCCTGCGTGTGGGCGTCGCCCAGCGCCAGCGGGTTCGACTCCTTGCCGTACTCGCCGAGCAGGCGGTTGATCTCCGAGCACGCGTTGTCGGCGTAGCGGATCACGTCGGCGTCCGCCAGTCGGGCGAGCCGCTTGCGTGCCTTGCGGCTGGTGGGGTGGAGGTCCGAGGCGTTCTGCGCCTTGCCGAGGATCACGCGAGCCCCCAGTCCTGAAGTGCGAACCACTCCTCGTTGATGTCCCGGGAGGTCCGTGCGATCATCTCCCGCAGCCCCTGCTTGTCCTTCTCGGGGAGCGATGCCATGGCAGCGGCCTCGTCCTCAGGAG